GATGGTGCTTTTTGCGTGCTGGTAGTGCCGCTGCTCTTGCCCTTGCCGAACTTCGCAAAAATCGCAACGCCCAGCGCCGCCACGCCCGCCACAATGGCGATGATCGCGGCAACTTCCGGGTTCGAGATAATCAGGCTGCCCACCTTTGCAATCAGCCCGCCTACGCCCTCTGCGATTGTGCCCAGACTGCCCATGCTCCCGGCAAGGTTTGCAATATCCGTGCCCGCGTTGAGGGCAAAGCTGCCCATGCCGGAGCCAATGGTGTTCAGCACGCCCATGATCTTGCTGCCAACGTCGGAAACATTGATGCCCAGATCCTGAAACACTTTGCTCAAGCCCTTAACGTCCGTTGTGACGCCGTTTGCATCTGCTTTGATGCCGTTGGACATGATCTGCTTAAAAGCGTTGAACGCCTCGCTCAGACCGCCGCCGGAATACGCCTCGTTGATGGCTTCCAGCGCCTTGTTTGCCCAGTCGGACAGGACTTCGCGCTGCTCCTGTGACACCTCGCCCCACATCATGTTGACGATATCCAGACCAAGCGCCGCCCAGTCCTGATTTTTGAGGTCGGTGTACAGGTTTTTACCCAGTTTGAAGATCCCGCTGTTGAACTGCTGCTGTGCCTTGCTCAGATTCTCCTCAATGCGCTTTTGGGTCGCCTTGATGCTCTTGTCGATGTTCTGCGCGGTCTCTGTCACCTTGTCCTGCACGCCGTCAACGTAGCTGATGATCTTGGTGTAGGTCTGCCGCACGCCGTCCACGATGCGCTCGCCGGTCTCGGTGGCAGTTGTCTTGATGTGCTGGCTTCCGTCCGCGTAGGTCTCCACGGCCTGCTGCGTGGTGGTGGTGATGCCGTTGAAGGTCTTTTCCGCAATGGTGGTCAGGGTGCCAAGCAGGGTCTTGGACATATCGGCGTAGACCTTCTTGGTCGTGGTGCTTATCTTGCCGTTCGTGTCCGTAACTTTCTTGGTCACAAGCGTATAGGTGGTAGCAACGCCGTTGACCATCTCTTTACCGGTCTCGGTAGTGGTCTCGGTCACGCGGTCTTTGATTTTGCCCGCTGCGTCCTTGACCTTCTCCTGCAGTGTCTCAACGCTCGTTGTCACAGCGCCCAGCGCGTTCTGTGCGGTGGTGGTTGCGGTGTGCGTCACGGACGCTATGACGGTTTCGGTTTTGGATTTTGCGCCGGTGCTCTTGCCGGAGGAACTGGAAGGACTTGTAACGATGGAGCTGCCGCCGCTTCCACTCGCGGCCGCTGCTTCTGCCTGACGCTCAGACCAACTTTTGTTGCTTACGCTTTTGCCGGAAAGAGCATTCTGCCGTAGCCGGTCCCTGTTGCTTTGCTTTTGCTTGTCTGACTTGTAGTCGTCGTAGTTGTCGTACCCTGCGTAAGCATTTTTTCCAAGTGCCTTGTTAAGATAGTAGCTTGCCTTATCCAGTGCACTAACAGCCGCGCTGCCAAGCTGCCCAAACTTTTTGATGATGGCACTGATTGGATTATCCAGCTCAAGAATTGCGTTCCCGAGACCCTTCCAGCCGTCCTCTTTGTAGGCTTCCTGTGCTGCGACAACCATGTCGTTCAGGTGGCCTATTACAACGCCGATGCCGGAGGAAAGGTCGCCGGTCATAAGTCCGGCCAGCTGGCTGACGTTATCCTTCAGGGTGGATATACGCCCGTTCATGGTCTGGCTCTGGGTGTCCATGGCGTTATAGTAACGCCCGCCCTCCTCGCTGGCGGCTATAAGCGCCTGCGAAAGAAGGTCGTAGCTGATGGTCATCTTCTGGACTTCCTGCACCGATTTGCCGGTGTAGTCTGCCAAAATCTGGTAGATATTGATGCCCGCATAGGCAAACTGCTTGATGTCTATCGTTGCAGCCTTGCCCACGTTTGCGATCTGCTGCAGGTTTGCAGCCATGCGGGATAGTTCGGCGTTACCGCCGCCAGTGGCAGAAACGGCATCGCCCAGTGCATTGATGACCTTGCGGGAATACGCGGCGTTTTCGCCCGCGCTGATGAGCAGCTGATTTGCCTGCGTCAGAGACGCCACGTCAAACGGGGTGCGGGCTGCGTCCTCCTGAATGGCCTGCATGGCTTCCTGCGCGGCCTGTGCGCTGCCCAACATATTGGTAAAGCCGGTGGTGTACTTTTCTATCTGGGCGTTATAAGAAATGCCCATCTCCACAAAGCCCTTTGCAAAGCTTACCGCCTTTGTTCCGAGCGAGGTAAGCATATTTGCAAGGACAGTTGCTTTTGCGCTGGCTGCTGCAAACTGGCTTGCCATGCCTGAAACGCCGCTCCCGGCGGTGTTTGCGCTGCGGTTCAGCGAGTTTGCGGCGCTTTGCGTCTCTTTTTGGGCCTGCTCGATGCCCTGCTCATACTCGGAGGTATCAAGCCCCAAAGTGGCCATCAAATTGAAAATGTTCAGGTCTCACCACCTCCGTTCTGCTCTGCGGCTTTTTTACTGTCTGCAAGCGTCTTTTCCCAGCACGCCTGCGCTTCTTCCAGCGTGGTCTCGTGGCGGCGCTGGGATAGCGGCTTGTCGTACTCTGCCATGATCTCGCTGAAGGACTGCTCCACCTGCTGCCCCAGCGATACAGCACAAAGAAAAAGCATATCAGCCGTATAAAGCTGGTATGCCTTTGTGCGGTGGCGTTCGCGCATCTCGCTGATGACGAACCAGACGAAATACTTTATTCCGTAGGCGCGGAGATGCTGGAGGTCGGCTCGGCAGAGGTAGTGCCAAAACTCAGGCCGTTCAAGTCGGCCAGCGATGACAAAAAATCCTGCATGTCCTCCTGCATCACGGACTTGGTAAGCGCGGTGAACGCCTTGGGCAGGGTGTCCTTCTCGCCCTTTTCCAGCGTGTACAGCTGGTGTAGGGCGTTCATGGTGCGCTGCGGGTCAAGCTTCATCAGGGGCTTGATAAAGTCCAGCGCAGCCAGCGCAAACTCGCGCGGGGTCAGCTTTTTCTTGCCCTCTGCGGTTTCGGAAGGCTCTGCACCCAGCAGCTTCATGGCGTTGGCAACAATGGTCTCCCGGGCGGCTTTGGTCTCCGGGTTATCCACGTTGTCCTTTGCGTCCATGATCATGCGGGTGATGCCGTCCACCGCGTCATACAGCTTGGGCAGGGCTTCCACGGGGTCAAGATTGATGGTAAGGATCATTACTCTGCCTCCTTGACGTAGAACTCCATAGGCACCTTGCTGGTGTCGGTCATGTCGTAGTGGCCCTTCAGGCTCAGGTTGAGGTTGCCCTTGCCGTCCTTGGTGGTTTTCAGTTCAAGGCCGCCATCGCTCACGGCCTTCATCAGCTTGACCGCAGCATAGCCGCCGCCAATCAGATTGCCGTGCCACCAGATATCCTGGAAGTCCGCATCCTTGTAATCCTCACGCACGGTGATCTTGTTGGTTTCCGTTTCCACGTCTGCAGCGCCCAACTCCAGCTTGATGGTGTCGGCGCTCACGGTCATGCAGGTGGTAGACAGGCCACAATCCCAATTGGTGATGTGCTTCAACTGCCAAGTGTTCTCGGGCACCTCGTCCAGACCATCGCCCAGATCAATGGCGTTGGGCTTGCAGCTGACGGTGATACCGCCGGAAGTCAGGCAGATCATATCCTCCGCTGCAATGGGGGTAGCGCCCGTCGGGTCGAACTTCTTGAGCAGTGCACCGGCCTGAAACTGAAGCTTTTTGAAAGCATCTGCCGAAATGGCATGATACATTTTGTTCATGTGTTATCCTTTCTCACACCACAAAGGATGTGACGTCAAAAATAAGGTATGTGCACAGGTATTTTTCCGGCGGGTTGCCCATAGGCTGCGCCCACGGATTGCCCGCACACAAAAGAATTGCGCCGCCCTCGCACTCGATGGTAAGCCAATCGCCAATGGCAGCGCGGATTTCATCGGCTTTGCGGATGAGGGGCAGCTTGCCGCCGTCTACCGGATACCACAGCCGCGCATGGAAGGTGCTGCTCTCGTCAAATCCCTTAGGAATGACCAGCTTCACCGTGATATAGGGTAGGGAAGAGCCCGGCGGCACGGAATCCTCTGGGTATACAGGAACATCGAACATCGTAAAAAAGCTGTTCAGCGCCGTGGTAATGGCTTCTTCTGCGCCCATCAGGAAAGCACCACCTTTTTGCACTGCACAACGGCAAGATTCATCTGGCTTTCGGCGGGGGAAATCTTGTCGCTGCTCGCGGTTGTAACCTCGTAGGTCTGCCCATCGTCCAGCCGCTTGATGCGGTCGAAGGGGGACAGCTTGATGTCCTTATCCACATAGAGGGAGTAGGTGGATGCCGTGCCCTGCTGCTCTGCCTGCTGTGCTTCAATGGTCTGGTCATGGCGTTCGATGGCAAGGAACTCCATGCCGTCCTCCCATGTGGTAGTAGAGCCAAACAGGCCGTCCGATACCAGCTTTTTGACCATAAAGCAGAACTTCTTTGTGAAATTCTCCATCACGGTGAATTTAGTGAAATCGTTTACAGGCATTACAGTTTCCTCCATTGGTTGATTTCCCGGCGGTAGTGGGTGCAGCCGTCTGCGGGCAAGCCGTCCGTGCCGGTGGCCATGGTGCCGCTCCAGCCGTTGAAGGACTGGGAAACATAGCGCCCACCGCCGGGGGTGGCTGCATCGTAGTCGGTGATCTTCTGGGCAAGCGCCACAAAATCAGGAGGGACGCGCATAGGCTGCACCGTGCCGGTGAAGGTTTCCGGGGTAAGGTCTCCGTCTCCCGCCTTGTGCACGCCGTCGTTAAAGATAGACCCGCACACAAGGAAATACTGCCCGGCGGACACTCCAGCGGGGACAGTATCTGCCGTAAAGGTAAATTCCCCGGCGGTGGGGTCATCGTACCGGTCAAAAAAATTGTGCGTGTAAACGCACAGCTCTGGCACAGTCATGCGGGGTCACCTCCTTATTTCGTATCAGCCGCCGAGTTCAGACGCCGCAACGGCAGGCTCGGTGTTGGACGCGCCGACAGTCACGACCGCGATACCGTCCAGATACTCTGCCCACAGCTTCATGCCCATGATGGCGTAGTTGGTGGTGGTGGCGTTCTTGTAGTTGTACTCGGTGTGATAGCCCAGCAGATTGGTCTCACCGGAAACGGTGTAGTTTGCGCCCATGGTGGCGTAGTCGCGGTCTGCGGGGTCAACGTAGTACAGGTCGATGTTTTCCACAGGGACGGCAATCACCTTCTTCTGCTCGATGAAAGCGTCAGGCAGAAGGAACAGGGTGCTGTAGCCGAGGAAGTTCTTCACATAGTTCAGACCAAACTCGGTCTGAACGGTGATTTCCTTGTCACCCAGATAGTCGTAGAAGTCCATGATGTTGGCAAAGCCCACGACCTCGGTCACGTCCAGATTGTCGTTTGCAAAGCGCTTCAGGACTGCGCCCTTTGCGATAGCCAGCGCACGCTGCCAGGTCTTCTGCGTGCCGACCAGCTTGCCGGTCTTGAGGAAGGTGTAGAAGTCGGTCAGAACCTTCTTCTGAAGCTCGTTACGGAAAGCGATATTGGTGCGATCCACGGCCACTTCTGCGCCGTACTTGGTGACGGCTTCGATGGAAACGGCCTTAGCCCACTTGCCAAGTTCGATGTCGGCATAGGTCACAGGCTCGACCTTGGTCTTGGTCAGTGGGATGTCCTCGCCCTCGCCCACAGCGGTGCCGCCCTGCAGGCCGCCGTCAACGGTGGCTTTGTAGGATACCAGCCTAGTGCCGGGTGCCTTGCGGATGGGGCGCGAGATGCCCAGAATGGTGCGCAGCGCGTCCCAATTCTTCTGGAACTGGGTCACGAAGTCGATTTCGCGGATAGTGGTGGTAATCTGAGATGCGGTAGTCAGATTTTCGGGTGCTGCCATGTGTTACTCCTTTGCTGCAAGTCCGAACGCTTCAGGATTTGCCGCGATGGCTGCCTGACGCTCGGTTGCGTCTTTGATGTTGATGATTTGTTCTTTGGTCATTTTGGAGCCGGTGTTTGCGGGCGGGTTGTCCACCTGTGCGCCCTTGGTGGTGGTGCTGCCCACATAGTCGCTCCAATCGGTTTTCAGGCTCTCAGCCAGCTTGTCCGCGTTCTTCACGTTGCCCTTGCTGTCCAGTTCCATCTTGTCGATGTCCTCGCCGGACAAGCGCACAATGCGGTCAAAGTACTTTTCCAGCACGCCTGCGGCCTTGAGCTGCTCCCGGAACTTTGATTCCTTGGCGGCTCTTGATTCCTTTGCGGTCTGCTGGGTCTTGTAGTCGGTCAGCGCCTGCTCTGCGGTCTGCTTACCGCTGTTGGCTGCGTCCCGTTCCTTTTCCGCTGCAACGCGGGCGTTTTTCTCGGTATCCAGCTCGTCCCGGAGGGCATCGGTCTCCTCGTGCAAGGCGTCCAGAATGGCTTTTGCCTTGTCATCGTTGGAGGTTTCGGCGTTTTCCAGAATCTTGCGGATATCTGCTCTTTTGAGTGCCATGTGTGTGTCCTTTCTGCCCTTGCTTGGGCTGCCATGCTTGGCAATCAGGTTATTTTTCCGGACGTGCTGCCGGTGTGGTGCCGCTTGCAGGGGTCGAACCTGCAACTACCCGGTTATGAGCCGGGAGCACTGCCAGTTGTGCGAAAACGGCATAAAAAGCGGCTGACGCTGTGCGCCAACCGCTGAGTGTTCAATTTTAGAGTGAAAATTCACAGTCTGTGTCTGTTGGATAGTCCTGCGCTTCGGCCGAAACATAGACCAAAACAGAAATTTTGGCTCTACCCTCTCCGTATGTGTTATCACACATCTCCTGAAGCGCTTTGCGCGCCTGAGCACCAGCCGCAAACAGCTCCTTGACTTTTGCAGCCTTGGGCTTGTTTTTTTCATTCACCTCAAGCATCTGCATTTTGATTTCTTCAATTCTTTCAGAAGACTTATGATAAAGTCTTTCTGCGTTTTCCTGCATTTTCACAGCAATTTCAAGCTGTGCGCTCAAATTTTCAAGCTCTGTCATCTTTATACCTCCTTGTTTCCTTCTTCCACCGCAATCTCTTGCAGTTCCTTGATATGATCTTCCACCGCCGGGCGTAGGAAGGGGCGGGGAGCCATGCCCCGGGTAAAGTGCCATTTGCCGTTGATGTCTTGCCAGACCCACGGCGTTTTGCGTCCGTTGCCCTTCTCTGCAAAAATACCGGTGCCTAACTCCACATAGAGCGAATACAGCAGAGCGGAGCCCACGGTCACGGTCTTTTGTGCCGCAGATACAACGTAGGTAATGGATGCTTTCAGCGCACCGCCAACATAGCCCTCTATGCCGGTGCTGTCTGCCGTGCCGGTTGGCACAAGCAGCTGCGCATAGTCTTGCACTTTCATGCCCCATATGGTCAGCACACGCTCCACCCACGCTTCCAGAGCTTCATGCAGCTGCGGGGTGTTGTCGGTGACTTTGATGTTGTAGTTAAATTTCATGGTTTTGATTATTCTTCAAAGGGCGCCCACATTCAGGGCAAAAATTGGGATACCAAACCGCTTCATCGTTGCACCATGCACTCAAATAAACCTTTTTTGATTTATCAACGCCAATGCTTAAAAAATCGCCAACGCCACTGTCAACAATATTTTCTTCGTGTATACGGCTTGTGTCACAGTATTTACACATTTACTTTTTCTTCTTTTTCCTTGAAACAAAGCCAATCCATGCGCCACCCTGTTCAACCGTTACTCCAAACGGCTTTTGTGACAACTGCATCAGCTTTGTGCGGTCACTTGAAGTCATGCCCTTTAGATCAAAAGCAACTTTTGGGCCGCTCTTGTCCCAATATGTGGTGTGAGACGGAGAGGAACCATCGCCACTTCGATATTTGTTGAGATCAACGCCAACTTGCTCTTTCACAAAAGACACAACATCGTTATGCGTTTTCTTGTATCTCGAACTGTCCACAACAACGGCGGTTCTCTTTGCCTCAGATTCAAACTCGTGTTCGTTGGCGTTCCAACCGCCCGCTCTCGCAGAGCTACCCGAACCTCTTTTACTCACGATAGTGCCTCCTTTCGTATTGAAATGGCTTAATTTTTGTGACATTCCAGTCGAACTCTGCCGGGCACTTCCCATACCACAAAATGCCGCTCGGTTGCAGCACTTCCAGCTCCTTGCGGCAGTGTCTGGCAAAGCACTCTGCTTCGTATGGGTCAGACTGTGTGCCGTGGCTCGAAATGCTCACGATGGCGTTTCTGGGCTCTCCGTCAAAGCACCAGTCATAGCTTTGCTCTCCGCACCAGCAGAGCGTTGGAATAACGCGGATTCCGTGGGCTTGCCAGTATGCGGCCAGCCAGTGCTTTTTGTAGTGCATGAAAAGCTGCACCGCAAGCGGCATATCACTGTACAAAGAAAAATCCGGCGAACATACCGCGCCGAACTGCTGCAAAAGGGGAATGTATTTGTCTGGGTTGTTCCAGAACCGTTCAAACTGGTAATCGTCCTTGTAAAAATGCACGCCTTTTGTGGCCTTGTCTTTGGCGGTCAGCGCATAATTGACCGGGATCCATTCTAGCTTGTCAATGCGGATGTCCGTTTCCGGCTTGATTTCAGGGATGCCATACTTGCCCACGCCCGAAAAAATCATTTTCTCGGTGTTTTCCATCGGCAGAATCACGGTTCATCCCTCCATTATCGCTTAAACCAGTTATCCACTTTCTTTTGCAGACGCTTTTGTGCTCGCTTGTAGGTAGAGCTTGTAATTTCACGTTGCTCACGATTTGGGTTGTAATGCTCCCGAAAATACTTTTTCGCTCTTTCTCGTTCTACATTTTCAGGGCTCCGCTTCGGATTATCTATCCCAAGTTCTTTAAGAATAATATTCCTTGCAAAAGTTGTTTGTTTTGATGTGAACTCCGGTTTTGGGTAAGTGTCAATGCCGTGGAACGTGACCGCACGACTGATTTCATTTTCTATCGCATCTGTAGTAACCCAAGACTTTTTTAACCCTTCAAACGTGTAATTCTTTGCACCAGCGAAGTTTGGGTTGTTTAGAACCCGTTCTGCTTGCTCCGCATAGGTTTTGTATGTTTCTGTTTCTCTTACAAGATTTACGGCCTGCGCGATCTGCTTACTTTCGATAGATGAAAATCCAGCCCCTTTCGCTTCGTTATAGTCCGTTTTTGAATAGTTGCTCCCTGCTCTCGCAGAGCTACCCGAACCTCTTTTATTCATTTTTGGAGCTCTCCTTTCTCCGTTTTCTCTCTTCTGCCCGCCACATCTGTTCGGCTTCCGTGCCGCCCTTTGCTTTGTACCACTCGGTATAGGTCAGGTCAGATGTGACCTCTTTTGTCGTGTTGTCCCGCCGAATAGCGTTCTGCCGGGGATACTTGACCAGCGCACTGGACAGCTTGCACCGGCAGTGATAAACCATTTCCGGCGCTGCGTTGGGGTCTCCGGGGTACTGGATCTCGTAGCCCTGCACCTTGAACGGCTTGTCAAGATCGGTGGTCTCCTGATCTAGCAGTCGATGCATCTCGCGGGTGCGGTAGTCCAAAGTGCTGTTCCAGCGCTTCCGCACCTCAATGCCAAGGGCTTGAGCGTTGCGCAGCTGCTGCATCGTCCCGGCGTTCTGTGCGCCTGTAAGGGCTGTGATGGCGTTGTTCATCGCCCAGTGCACCTCGGTGTCTGCCATGCCCTGCACAGCCTGCACCGCAATGTCATGGACGCTTTTGCCCTGTATGATGCCCTGCATGACGTACCGGTTGAACACCCGGGCGTCGTAGGTCTTGTTGCTCTCGCTCTTGATGCGCTTATTGGGCACCAGCTTGGGGTTTTCCAAAAGCAGCCGCTTGACCGCTTCCGTGTTGTACAAGGTCAGGTTGAACGCCACGCCTGCGGCCTGTTCCAGTTCGTAGAACGCCCAGTTTGCGCCAAGGGCAAAGATATCGTACTGTTCATCCCGCGCCAGTTTGTACGCCGTCTGCTGGGCTGTGGTGCACGTCTGGGTGATGTTGTCCAGCTTCTGGTGCATCATCTCGGACTGAAACACCTGATTGCGCAGCCATGTGCGATAGTCGCTCTCGGTGATCTTCCCAGCTTCCAGCTGCGCCCGCTTGTAGGCGTCCAGCTTCTGATAATGCTCCAGAAACTCGGTCAGCTGCTCGGTCATTTCCCGGCGGGCGGTGCCATAGACCCGCAAAATGCGGCGGCGCAGCCTGTTCAGCTGCCGGGTGGAGATGCGGTCAAGGTCGTTCATCGCTCATTCATCACTCACTAAATCCAACAGCAGGCTTTGGCAATTCCGCCCAGTGTGTAACTTCGGCGTATTCATAATCTACAATCCTGACATATTCTTGCCAGTCGCGCACCCATCCTAAAGCGTCATCGTAATGTCCGCTTGTCGTTATTGATTCCGAAAAAACACCTTTTTCTTGATCTTCTCTCGTATCAGCGTAGCAAACCGTGATGAGATACTCCTCAAATTCACCCTTTTTGTGGCGGGGAGGAAGCCCTTCTTTTTTGATTTCATGCCATATAATTTGATTGCAAGCTTTTTCAGTTGCCTTAACAAATTTCTTCAAAAGATCTTTTGCTTCATCGGTGAAGTCAACGTCAACCCTTCCTTCAACCGGGATTTTAAGGTTTTCCACCTTCTTCGTCCTCCTCGTCCTCGTCTGTGGTCTCCCGCGTTGCGCTCTCTGCCATCAGCGCAGCCTTTGCCTGCTCTTTCTGCTCCTGCGTCAGGTTGGGCAGCAGTTCTATTGCCATCTCGTTGCCGATGATGGTCGCTTCCGCAATCGCCATGTCCACCTGCTCCTTGGTGTTGGAGATGCGCACATGGGTGTACTGCGGCTTTGCATCCGGCAGACCGGCGATCTTGAGCACCTGACGCACAAACTTGGTGATTTGCTGCTCAAAGTCCCGGGCGTTCTCGTCCAGCGGCTGATAGGCCGCTTCCAGATGGTCGTTGGTGCTGTCTGCGCTCACGCAATGCACGTCCAGACCGCCGAAATCCTCATACAGGGAACTGTGCAGTCGTTGCAACAGGGTCTCCCGCGCCTGTGTGGGGATCTCCTGCGTGTAGGGCTGCACACTGCCGCCGTTGTCTCCGGCGTTGTCCACGTTGGCGGCGTGGTTGAAGCGCAGCCGCTGCATGAACTTGCGCAGGTCAGCATCATTCATGCCGCCGTAGTTGGAAATCAGCCAGTACACCTGAGCACATTCGCGCAGATCGTCGCAAAAGCCGTTGACGATCAGGTCAATGTTGTCAATATAACCCTTGAGATTGACCAGCGTGCTTTGCTTGGCGCTGCTGCCCCACAACGGCACAATGGGCAGCGTTCCGTAGTCCTCGCCCTCTACGATCTCGTCCCCGGCGGGGGTTGTGGTCGTGGTGGTCTTGTAAGGCTGCTGCTCTCCGTACTGATGCAACAGGCGCTCGCCCTTGCTGTCCTCGGTGTAGCGGGTGTAGCCGCTCTCCTCGTACAAAACTGCGTGCATGGGCTTGTCCGGCTGCAATCGCCAGAACCGGATACCCGCACGCATGGTGCCGTCCTGCTCGTCATACAGGGGCCCAAACTCGGTCAACTTGAACACGTCCAGATGGTCGTTGTTCCAAAAGCCAAAGCTTTCCCCGTGGATGCAGGCAAGGTAGCCCAGTCGGTAAAGCTGCTCGTCAAAACTTTCGCCCAGATTTGCCTTTGCGTTGTCCTCGCCCGGCAGAGTGATGCCGTTTGCAAGGCTGTACGCCACGCGCTGCACGTTGAGCCTGTGGAAGGAGTTGCTTTTTACGGTCTCCGGGCGGGCTCTCTTGGTGATGCCGTTCAGCTTGTAATCGATATCAGCAAGCGCGTCCAGAAAATCGTCTACGCCGGTGTTCAGCTGCTTATCGTACTTATCAGCCTTTTCAGCGGTACGCACTGGGGCGCTTGTGACGTGCTCGGCAATAAAGCTTTGCACAAAAGCGGTTTTGGCTGCGGGGTCGTTCTGCACCGCTTCAAGGTCTTGGTATGTTCTCACTTGCTTTGCTCCTTATTTTCCGGGCTTGTGCCACACAAGTTCCATGGCGTATCGTGTAGCGTCTATGTGGTGGTTATCGTGGTCGGGGTAGCCTGGCAGTGGATCGCCGTTCTTGTCCGCGTCATACTCGTACTCGGTAAACTCTTTAAGGGTGTCCGGGCATCGCACCGGGTCTATCACGATGGCGGTCAGGCTTTGCAGCCACTTCACGCCTTGCCCCACGCTGTTGGGGCCTTTTATAGCGGGCAGGCACTTGATGCCCCATGCGGTAAAGTCGGTGCAGCTTTTGTTTTCCGCGCTGTCTGCGGTCAGTCGCTCGCTCTCCGGGTGCTCCATAACGTGCCGGTCTTGCAGCATCTTGAACGTATCCTCGTTGCGTGTGCGCCGCACGGTGATCTCGTCATAGATATACAGGTTCTTGCGGGCTGCGTCGTAACTCATGCAGTTATAGGCAAAGGGGTCAGGATACCAGCCCCAGTCAATGCCGTGATACTTGCGCTCAAACCTTGCGGGGTCTATCTTTTCTGCCCGGATGTTGGTAAAAACTTCCTTGCCGCAGCCGGTCACCTCGCCCAAGTATTCGTGCTTATAGGCGATCAGGTTGTTTTCCTTCAGGGCTTCTGCTCCCTGTAAGAAAAACGCTCCAAGCCACTCTTCCGGCACATCCAGATAGCAGGAATTGTGAACAACGGTGTCTTCGTGTTGTTCCAGCACAAAGCGGTTCATCCAGTTGCGGGCAGCCGCCGGGGGGTTGTAACTCATGAACTCGTAGGCATCTCCTCCGCGCAGTGCGGACTGCCGGACGCTGCGCAGTTGTTCTGCGCCGTCCATCTGATCTGCTTCCTCTACCCATAGAATGCCGATTGCACCAAAAGGCGGCTTGATGGACTTGATTTTGGTCTCGTCGTCCAGTCCTCGGAAGTAGATGATCTGCCCGGTCACGTTGTCTGTGATCTCCATAGGCGATACCTTGCAGTTGTATCGGTTGTCTTGCCGCAGTTCGTGTATTGCCCATTTGATCTGTGCATATACGCTGTCACGCATGGTGCCGCCGACTTTGCGGCAGACACAAGCGTGCATCTCTGGATTGCAACGCAAAATCTCGATGATTTTTAGGCTGATGTAGGAGGATTTTGTAGAACCACGTCCGCCCTTGAATATGTAGGAGCGGTTGGGCTCTATGTGGCGGTTCAGGTCAACAAACGCTTTGCCAATGCACCGGGCGGGCAACTCAAAGCTGCTTTCCCCGGCGGCGCTGCTGGCTTCTGTCCATTCCTCCCACTTCTCTACGGCTTTCATATCGCCGCTGGCGGCTGCCATGTAAACACCGGCAGAGATCAGTGCGTTGTTGGTCACGCCCTCTGCCGTATCCACGCCCAGCGTCTCAAGCTGCTTGAGATTTTTCTTGTTGGTGATGGGTGCTGCGGCGATCTGCGATGCAATGGAGGATAGGGTCTTTGCCTTCCGTTTTGCCACGCCGCTTGCAATGCCGCCTTTTTTTGCGGTTTGTGCCTGTTTACCGCCTGCTTTAAACTGCGTGGCACGTCCCGCCTCCGGGTCTATCTTACGCCGTGCCATGCCTTACTCCTCTCAGAACTCCAGATCACGTGTACCGGGCTTTGCGTAGCGCTTGCCCTTTCCGGTACGCCTGTTATACAGCCGGATATTCCGGCGGTTTGCAACGTATAGCTTGCGCCTGTCTTTGGCTCTGCCTTTCGCACCGCCGCCCCAGTCGCCCAGTGCATCAAGGTTCAGGTCGAGGGAAGAAAAATCCATCGCTTTCTTTTTTCGTGCCATCCGCTCACCTCCCTGCAAAATAAAAACCGCCCGGGCGCTCCCGGTATACATTCAGTTTCTCGGACAACGTAAACGGTGGAGCGCCGCTGCATCCGGAACTTTCGCGGCCGAATGCCACGCTATCTGCGCAGCCCCCTCACAGGGTACGCAAATGGCATTCCCGGCAGGGCTCAAACCTGCAGCCTGCGGTTTTGGAGACCGCTGTTCCATCACTTGAACTACGGGAATATAAAAAGCCGCCCTTGGAATCGAACCAGCCGTGTCTACACACACGCGCCGCGCTCCAAACTGCGCTCAGGCGGCATATAACAAAAGAAAAACCAGCACGTTTCCATGCTGGTTCTGTTGACGCACATCCTGCCGGGGGTTTATGGAAACCGGTGTACGGATTATGTGGCCTCCGGTGCGTGCGGAGGTTGTGAGGACAGGTAAGGATACCCTGCCACTCTACACGCAGCCACAATCGGGATGTCAGCCCATGCGTCAGGTGGTCGCTGCTTCGGGAGAGCAGCGTGTCGGAGCCGTTAACCGGATTCGAACCGGCACCATCAAGTCTGTATATGCGCATTGGTTAAGTGCGCAGTGATGTCCGAGATGTGTCACCAGCGTTGTCCCGCCTTAAATGGGCGGCGCTCTGCCAGTTGAGCTATAACGGCATAGAAGCAGCCCGCGAAACGAGAGGAAGAAAAATGCCGGTCAAGCCTTGGGAGGAAGCATTTCGGGGGGATTCGTTTCGGAGACTGCGTGGCAAGCGTCTTATCGCTTTCGGCGATTCCGCTTATACCAATTTTAGCACAATGCCTGTGTCATTTGGATATTTGCAGTATGAAGGTGCATTGCAAAAAATCAGGGCGGGTTTTGTGCGGTTTGTGCAACATTGCCGAAGCTGTCCCAAATCTCTGCCAGATAGATGCTGCCCCACTTGATGTAGATGGAGACCTGGTTTTCTTCCGAAAGCCCCAGCTCCTCGCAGACCTCGCGCTGCTTTTTGTTCTTGACGTAGTACAGGCACAGGCAGTCAGCCTGTTTTTTGCTGGATTTGCTTGCCGTGATACAGTACGCCCGCCGGGTGGCCTCAATGCGCAGCAGGCAAAGGTCTGTTTCCATCTGCTGCAGACGGCGCTGCTCGTCCGTGATATCTGCTGCAGCAAGCCCGACCTTGTCACCGGCACCACCGCCGCCGGGCATCCCGTTCAGGCTTGGGGTGGTCTTTTTGGCAACTTCCCGGATGCGCTGGATCTTCTGTTTTTGGGCTTCAACCGCCGCAGCCATATCCCGGCACTGCTGGAACCACGCCTTTACTTCATGGTAGTCCACGCCGGCGCTCGGCTTTGGCTGCTCGCTTTCAGGTGTCCATGTGCGGGTCATTGTCTCCCTCCTCTATTTCCCATCCGATAAGATCGCAGACGCAAAATCTTGTCTTTTCGCACCAGTGAATGACAAACCGCTCCGGTAAAGATGATTTTGGGATAGCGGTAGTCGATTGAAGATCGCAAGAATCATCTTTCATATCTTTGATTGCCCAAGCAACAGACCTTGTAACGCTTGTCTTTTCCTTGATTTCCGCTCCGCAGCATCTGCACTTGAAAACGCCTGTCATTGTTTCATCCATTTTTATCCTCCATTTCTTCGATCCAAATTTCAGCTCTTGGGTTTTTCTTGTCGTAATCCACCCGGCTGCCATCGTGGGCGGCAACGATGCGGCTGTTGTCGTCTGCCAGCATACCGGCCTTTACCAGTATGTCGCAGGTGGCCTCGATTAGGTTTGCAAGGTCAACCTTGCGCCTGGTAGCCATGTAGTACACGCACCGCACGTTCACGCGGGCGGAAATAGGCTCAGGCGGGGAGCGTATCTGCCACAGGCATCCGGTCTGGTATTCCTCAAACGCCGCGCTTGGGGCTACAAAGCGCCGTCCTCCGCTCCCTTGCAGGATGCGTGCGCTGTTTTTCTTTGTGCGGGGGTCACCGTAAAGGGTTAGCTTCATGACACGTGCTCCTTCAGCCACTCGATGCTCATGTCGTGGTCGATAAACATGAGCGTCAGCCAACGGTCGCAGGCAAGCCCCATGTAGGTGTAAATCAACTCCATATCATCCTCGGAGAAATCGGTATCCAGAAAAGCATTGATGCCGTCCCTCATATATTTGTGGAACTTTCGATTTCTCCACTCCTGTGAATATGGTGCGGTTTTAAATGCCGCCCGTGAAAGCCACTCCAGCACTTTGGCCTTGATGGCATCTTCCGTTCCGATGTTTTCCAGAATAATATACTGGTTTGTCCTCGGATGGACAATAAGCTCGTTCCGGTCAGTAATATAACTTCCCGGAAAGCACCTCTGGAGCTTGGCAATTGATTTTTCAATGTCGGTCATTTTTTCATCATCCCTTCCATTGCCAGTTGCTCGCACTGCTTTTCAGCTTCCCGGCGCTGCCGGTCATACTCAAACAGCATATCTGCGTACTCATTGCCCACCCGGCGGATGGCTGTCTCCAGCATCTCCGTCACAAGGTCGGTGTACTTGTCCGAGCCCTTGCGGCTGTTCTTGGCAGCTTCCCGGGCTTCCCAAAGGTCGGTGAGCTTGTCCCGCCTGTCGGCGGTAATCTCGCCATAGCCGTAGGCATCCTGGATCTGCTCCATGCTTTCCCAGCCTTCCAGCTCAGCAAAGGGGTCAGATTCAGCCTTTGCCATGCTGCGGGCTTTGGTCTTTTTCTTGACATACCGGGTCAGGCCATCCTGAATCACGGCGCGGGCATCGTCCATCGCCTTGCGGACGGCCTTGGCCTCCCGTTCTTTTTTGAGCTGGTCCGGCTGATTTGCCCATTCTGCCATTAGCTCCGATTTGGTTTTCGGCTTCATGTTTTTCCTCCATTTTGACAGCTTCACGAATGTCCAGCTTGCTAAGCTCCAGATTCGCATACCACAACTGCCAATTTACAAACCAACTCCTGTTTACAAGTTTTCCCATAAAGAAGATTCGTTCCTGCTCCATCAGATGATCGAGCGAAACGATATACTGTCCGGGCTTGTACTTCTGCGTCTGCGCCGTCTGTACGTTTTTCATTTTTTACCCCCATTGTTCGGACATTGCTCTTGCAATGCCTGGATAGGTTTTACTTCTCTCTTTTGCGTGACCGCTTCCCATCCAATGATTTTTTTCTCGCAATTTTTGTGGCAATGTCATCATGTAATCGTACACATTGTCAGTTTCGATTAGCCCCGGAAGATTTTTCAGCCACAAACAGGTCTTCTTTTGCTCTGGATGCCCAAACTGCCATGGATTGATAATTTGATCCGGCTTTCGGTATAGTGTGGACATCACGCACACGGGGTTTTCGATCGCGATTCGCTGAATATCAGTTTCTGCAAACTTCATGAAAAATGCAGCAGCTTCAAAGCGCAAGCTGAGCGGCTTTTTTCCCTCTGTGAACCACCGTGCACCAGAAACAGCAAGGTGCGTGCAGGGTGGGTGTGCAATGAGCAAATCCCACTTGCCAACGTCATGCGTTACGCCGTCCATCGTCACGACTTGCCCCCCCCCTTAATGGCCTTTAGAGCGTCTCCGAGGATGTGCCATTCAGGATGCCCACCGGACGGCTCTTGGATATCGCATGAATAGGCTTCGTGACCACGGGCGCGGAAAGCTTTGCAGACCTCCTGCGATTCCTCGCAGGCAACTAAAACTTTCATTTGTCTCCTCCGTTTTGTCCGAAATACTTTTTCTTGCCACGTTCCCGGTGCTTGTCATCGTAGCCGTAGTGGTAGACCTTGCCGGACACGGTCATTTGCCGGTTATAGTCCGTCTCTTTGGCGTGCTCTTTGCGCCAAGCGGCAAACTGCGGGCAGTGGTCGTGACATGCAGGGTGCCGGTCTGGGCAGTCTTTGCAGCAAGGATTTGTCAAAGGTCATCTGCCCCTTTCTTGCTTTTCTGCAGTCGTTCCCGGCTGCGTGCCATGAACTCCGGGCTTAAAATATCGTTGCCGGATGGCTGTGCTCTGTCTACGCGTGTGCCTTTTGCCCGGCTGCCGCCAATAGGGCATAGCTGGTTATACTCCGCAACGGTCTTGCAGCCAAGTCTTTCCGCTTCTTCCAGCGCCTTGCGGACATACGCCCAGCTGCCGCCGCCCAGATCCGCACACTTGTCCATGACAGCGCACACAAGATCTGCGCCCATGCGCTCTATGTAGCCGGTTAGTTCTTTTTCTCCGGTCTTGCTCAGCTTGCCGATATTCTCCCGAAAAAAATCCACTAGAGATTTCGTCGTCCTCGTCCCTGTATAGGAGGAGTCATCTTTAGATGACGACGACTTATCTATATCTAATATCTTATCTCTAATATCTGTATGGACATTTTTGTGGACGTCTGTGTGGACATCCTGTGGACATTGTCCACAGTGTTCTGCATCAATTTGACGCTGGTTCGTTCTTTGCAACTTTTTTTGTGCTGCATAATCGGTTTCGCTTCCGACCATTTCCGAGTGGTTTGCAAGCACCAACGTGCCGTCTTTTTCCTGATAAATCAGCCCAAGTTTCGCGTAAAGTCCCAGCGCGACACGCACCGTATCGGTAGAAAACCACTTAGTATCGCGCTGAATCTTGCCCACGTCATACGGAATGATCACTTCACCGATCTGCCGCGAAAGCCTGCCGTTTGTGTTGATAGTCATAAGGCAGAGCATCTGGTACAGAACCACATAGTTTGCGCCGTTTTTCTGACCCATGAGAAAATCCACCGCGTCGGACCGCATGAAGCTGTCTTTGAGCTTTAGCCAGTAGTATCTTTTCCCTGTAGCCGTATGTATTCACCTCCTTCCGCACGCCCGTATAACCAGATAGCACAGCTCTTGAGATGTGTCAGTCTTTGCTTACGTCAACCCCGGTGATTTCTTTGAAAATCGCCGCGTCGAAGTTCGGCAAACTGAGGATAACGTTTTGATCATCGGCACTAAGCCCCGCCCACAACTTCCGGGCGTTGTCCGCTGTGGTGCGTTTTCTCAGATAACCGCCAGTCGTTTCAGCTTCAGGGTGCGCCGCCTTTTCTTCATCGGTCATATCAGACAGATAGACGTACTCAAGCGGGCAATCGTCAATTTCGTTCAGCAAACGCCGGGCACGGCAGTTAAACCACTGCTCAAACGTCCAGTCAGTAGGCTTGTTGAACATATAGATTTTGGGCGATACCGTATTGAAGCAGCCATTGGAAAAGGATGTAGCGTTCCAGTCGCCGCTGTTCCAGTCGCCGCTGTTCCAGTTGCCGCTGTTCCGGTTGCCGCTGTTCCAGTCGCCGCTGTTCCAGTCGCCGCTGTTCCAGTCGCCGCTGTTCCAGTCGCCGCTGTTGCAACGTCCAGTGCAAGTCTTTCCTGTATTCACGATCTCAAGGACTTCAGCCCAAGGGATTTCCCGCACGATTTCCAACTTGTTCGTTTCACACTTATTATCGTCCTCTGCAACCGTGCCGTGGGCGATCACTTCAGCAACGTGGTTGTTCGGGTTAAAATCATAGTAACGAAAACAGTCGGCCGCATTCTTACAGAAGTGCATACCCACATTGCAGACAGACGGACTTACAAATTCTTCAAAGGTTCCCGGGCAAGAATACTGTTTACCGAGACACGTCCAGTCAGGGTTGAAAACCTTATAGCCTTTCACGCTCATTTTTTATCTCCTCCTTCAGAACGGCAGATCGTCGTTATCGCTTATCACAGCAAAGTCATCCATGCTGCCCTGCGTGTAGGCGGGTTGTAGGGCGTTCTGTGCGGCTTTTGCCTGCTGCACATGGCTTGTAGTCTGCTGCTCGTAGGAGGGCACGCTCTGGCTGTCCTGACGCTTTGCACCGGCAAAGCTGATATTATTCGCCACGACTTCCACTGCCGTGCGGTTGCTGCCGTCCTTGCCCTGGTAATGCCGGGTCTGGATGCTGCCGTCAATGGCGATCATGCTGCCCTTCTGGAAGAACTTGCAGATAAATTCGGCGGTCTTGCCCCATGCCACGATATCCACAAAATCAGCCTGACGCTGCTGGCCCTTCGGGGTATAGCTGCGCTCGCAGGCAATGCGGAAGGTGCACACGTTGGTGCCCTGCTGGGTGGTGCGGAGTTCCGGGTCTGCCACAAGGCGACCCATGATTGCTACAACGTTAAGCATGTTCTAATCCTTTCTCTTCTTTTGGTTGCTTCTGGGCACAGTCCCAACACAACAAACGTCCATACTTTTCTTTTGTGGTTTTTGCAATATGCGTGTTGGAAACGCGCTTGCCTTTATACATTGCGTCCTGTATCGGTTTGCCGCAGCTGGCACACGTTAATATCATCGGCGTGTTGTCCAGCGCTGCCTGTACTTCCGGGTCACGCTTTGGTGCTGCGGGTACGCTCTCTGACCGCACACTGTACTTTGTCGGGTCTGCCTCCCAGTAAACATCTGCGCCCACGCCAAGCGCCTTGCACGCCACGCTCTGGGCGTCTGTGTAGGCTTTTTTATAGGCATCATCGTCCGTGCGCAGCCCGCCCTGCTCTCTTGCGATCAGCAGCGATCCACCAACGCCGGGAATCGGTGCGCTCCATGGCTTTTCCTCGTCCTGCCTGATGTAAAGGCAGGTAAAGCAATGCACTACCACCTCACCGTTTGCGCCCTGCTTCTCCTCAAAAACCGGTGGATCGAACTTCCATCCAATCCCGGCAGCCCCAAAAAGTTCCGTCAGCTTCTTGATACGCCACATAGGGTTGATATCGCTTTTGCCCTTCAGGCGGCCGGCAGCGATTTTTCGTAGGGCTTCCGGCGGGGCTTTTCTTGCGCTGTTGTAGATTTCCATTTTATTCATGTTTGTATGCCACCTCCGGGCATCCGTGCACGCGGCAACGGCTTTGCAGCGATAGGTGCTGTACGTTGTATGCGGCATCTGCCGCAATGGCAAGGTCTTTTGCGGTAGGGAACAGGCTGGACTGCGTAAGGATCACTTCCAGCGCGTACATTGCCTTGCCAAGTGCCTCTGCGGCATTCTTGCAGGCAAGCGCACGGTCGGTAGGGATCGTTCCCATGTAGACGCAGTCAGGATTGTTTTTTGTCCACGCAAGGTCACCGGCAACCGCTTTCTGCACTTTGCCAAGTGTGAAAACCGCCTCGACAATGTCTGCGAGTGCTCCCAGTGTGAGACCTAGCTGCCACTCCGGCACGTTGCTTGCATAGTTCAAGCAGATCTGTTTTTTTTCATCACAATGCATAAACATTCACCTCGAGTAAACCTTGTTGCGGTGCTCGTCCAGTACAACATAAATCCTTGTATGGTTTTCCTTTGCGAGGTCGTCCGCGTACTGTACACCCTCCAGCGTGGTGCGCACCGGGATCTCGTTCACGAACCGGCGCTCTGCATCATAAATCTGTACCGTGCACATACACTCACCTCCGGTTGTTGTGCCGCCAGCCCAGGGCGATATACCACAAGTTGACGCACAACACGATAAAAATAGTGGTGATGGGCGGCGAGACTCATCACCCTTTTGGCTTGTCCGTGTTGGCGCACGGGCAGGCTCTTCTTTTTTTTGCGGCGTATCGGTGGCAAACTGTCCACCTCATCGCGCTTTATGACTTCTTGAAAAAAGGAATACTTGTGCGGCTTTCTCTTTTTCTTGCGGCAATGATAAACCGAGGATGCAAAACTGTTTGCGCTTTTATAGCCAAGACGCCGGGCGCACATATCAGATGTGCCGGATGCAAGCAGATTGCCAGTTTTTGCATCGTACACGGTGTACCACATGACATGGTGGACAGTGTCAGGCATACGTGATCTCCTCGGATTCCTCTTGCAGCATCTCCCGCACGTTGTCCATTTCTTCGGCGCACATCTCCAAGACGTTTGCCCGTGCGGAGTATCCAGCCCGGACAACAATGTCATCTGAGGCTTCAGCTTCTCGCCTGCAGCGTTCGGCAAGCCGCGTGTAGGACTTGACTTTGCCCTCAA